CGTTGAAGGATCATATTCTCAAGCAGAAGGTACAGTATTTGTTTCAAAGATAGAAGTTGATAAATTTTATTATCCAGAATTAAGTTATCAAATATTTGATAATAATGGAGATACTGATGCTTTTGGAGACCCGTTAATAAGCTTTAGTGGTAATACTCACTTAACTAATATTGAAGGAAAATATTTTATAATTGTAGAACAAACTTTAGAAGGTATAGCTGATCCTAATAATGGTAGTATGAATTTTACTCTTCAGTTTACTAATGCAGAAGAGGATATAGGTATACCTTTAAACGTTTCTTTAATAGTAACTGATCAACAGGTTAGCGTACCAGGTATAAGTACAACTCCTCAAGTTGGTACATGTCCTCCAAGTACATGTCCTCCAAGTATATGCCCTCCAAGTACATGTCCTCCAAGTATATGCCCATCTACACAAAGACCAGAATTAACTGTAAATGTAGAGGGTGTTGTTCCTATACAAAGACCAGAATTAACTACATATGTTGAAGAAGTAGTACCTATACAAAGATCGGAACGAAGTGTAAATGTAGAGGGTGTTGTTCCTATACAGAGACCAGAATTAACTGTAAATGTAGAAGAAGTAGTACCTATACAAAGACCAGAATTAACTGTAAACGTAGAAGAAGTAGTACCTATACAAAGACCAGAATTAACTGTAAATGTAGAGGGTGTTGTTCCTATACAAAGACCTGAACTAACTACATGTGTTTTAAGTGATTTAAGAGTAGTAAGTACTACAAAGGTTCCAGAACCTACAGTAAATGTTAATAAAGATTGTGCTGGTGTCATTAGTTGTGTTGAAAAACCAGGAGCCGGCTGTAGACAAACTGTTGATGAAACTGCGGTGCCAAGGTTAGGTGATTGTGATTATCAAGAGCCAACTGCTATTACTGAAGAGGAGTATCTAGGCATAGTTGAAGACGAACCAACTATAGTTACAGAAACTGAAGAATCCACTGCTACTACAGAAGAAGAGTATTTAGGTATAGAGACTGAAAGGGAAGAAATAGTTACTAATGTAAATAGAGTAATACCAATATCTACTACAGAAGAACCCACTGCTACTACAGAAGAGGAGTATTTAGGTATAGTAGAAGATGAACCTTCCTTTATTGAAGAAGAAATAGTTCCTGAGGAATCACAATCAATAATTATAGATCCTATTAATGTTGCTACAGGTCAAGAGTTAAAGGACGCACTAGGTAAGGCACCTATTATTAATATAGTAAGTGACATAGCTCTTACAGAATTTTTATATATTCCTGGTAATACTACTATTAGAGGTATTAATAATCCTAGAGTACTATCAACAGCAGGTGCAGCTTTTTTAATAAGAGAAGATAACATTACTTTAACAGGATTTACTTTAGCTAATGCAGATGGTAATAACGGTTATGGAATAGAGATTGGTAGAAAAGGGGGAAGAGCTAGTTTAAATGCACCGAAAAATATTATTATTAACTCTTTAACGTTTGATGGTATAGCTGGATCCACTGATAAAGCTGCTGCTATAAATGTTTCAGGTTATCAATTTGTAAGTACATTAGTTGAACCATTTAGAACAGTTCCTGGATTATTAGAAGGAGCTAGTTTAATAAAAAATGTAAAAATAACAAATAACATTTTTAAAAATATTCCTAATACTGCTTTAGAGATATGGAACGCAGAAGATGTAGTAGTTGATTCTAATATATTTGAAACTACTCGAGGTACCCATACAACAAGAGGTAATGCTGTAAGAGCTAATTCGTTAGTAAATGCAAGATTTACTAGTAATACGTTGAAAGATATAGGAAGATCTGGTATAGAAATTACCGGTAATGGTACTGTAGGCGTATTAGTACAAGATAATAAAATTGAAAAGTTTGGTACTCAAACCAATTTAGTTCGTACTTTTACTTCTGGTATTACTATAGTACAGGGTGCTAATGAAGTTACAATTAAAGATAATACTATAGAAGGTAGTGGTAAAGGTGGTGGTGTTGAAATGGCTCAAAACTCTTCTAACTTCCTAATAGAAAATAATACAATATCTAACGTAAACAAAGGTATAGCTATTTCAGCTCATGTTGATTCATTTAATGTTAAAAATAATATTATAAATTATATAAAATATGGTATTCAAACTTATCAAGCTTGGAATGGTAGAATAAATTCAAATATATTAACCCAGCCTGATTCACCCGAAGTAGCCAATCCTGCAATATCAATAGAACAGAGTAATGGCATAGTTGTTGTCTTGAATACAATCAATGGCGATTTTTATGAAAGTAATGATGAGAAGGCAATATTAGTTTATGCTAATTACCCAACTCAGGAATCAAAATTACACTATGCTGGTGGTACAAGAGAAAATAGATTAGCTATGTTAGATTATGCTAGAGGTATACCTAATATATATGATCAAGTTTATAAGCCAGCAGCGTCAAAAGTAGATGATGTTATAGCTAATACTTTAGAAAATAACATAGTAAACGGAGATCCAGATAGCAGGGTTTTTTTTTCTCAAAGTAGCAGAGTAGTTTTACCTAGTGGAGTAGCTGGTACTACCGGAAGGAAAGAATTTGAAGTTTTAGTTCTTGAGCAAAAAGAAATTATAGAAATAATAGATACTTCTTTTAATACTGCTGTAATAAATGATACCGGTACGTGTCAAACCATACAAGAAGTAATAGTTGATAACCAAAATGTTACACCACCCGAAGAAGATACATCAACAGTACTAATTGAGGAGGATAAAATTAATAATACCGTAACGTTTACTACTGTTGAGACAGTTGAAACTGTAAATAAAGATGATCTCAATATAGTAACTGTAGATGTTGATCCAACATTAGGTTTTTGTTCAACTAATACTAAAGAAACACCTGAATTACCAACAACAACTTGCACAAATTTACTTGTTAATTGTGTGAATATAAAAAATTGTGGTTCTTTATGTATAACTACAATACCAGTAAGAAATCCTGAAACTACATGCCAGGTAGATACTACAATTACATTTAATAATGATACAACATGCTCAACTGGTTCAACTTGTGAAGTAGATAGAACTATTACAGTGGATACATGTGAAGTCAAAACTTGTGATACTATATGTATACCAGGTACTTGTGTTACCGGACCAACTTTATGTAATACTATAGATATTTGCGAAACACCAACAGTTGTTGTTGATACTATCGATAATCTCTTTGGAACAGATATTTGCGAAACACCAACAGTTGTTGTTGATACTATCGATAATCTCTTTGGAACAGATATAGAGACGGAGACTACTACTACTTGTAAACCACCTATAATAGTTGATCAAGGTACATGTATTGATGTATGTGCACCCGGGCCAACAACTTGTCTACCTCCTTTAACTACCGATATATGTGACACTGATAGACCTATAGTTTGTCTACCTGGTCCGTTTGATATAATTACAGATACTGAAATTAGCTTACCAGGGCCAACAACTGATATACCAGATATTACTACTATACCAGAGCCTACAACTTGTATACCAACGCCAACTGGTGGTTGCTGTCCTCCTACAGAAACTGTAACATGTGTACCTAGGCGTGTATGTATACCTGGACCAATTACTCCGCCTGTAGAAATTATTCCACCACCTGTTATAGTTGACCCACCAATTACCTTTCCACCGCCTATTATCTTTACACCACCACCAGAAATACCTCCATTTATTCCTGCAGACTGCGGTAAGCCTCCTATACCTAGAGTAGGTGTTCCAGTAGGTGAAGATCCTATTGTTCCTGTTGTAGACACACCTGAACCAGAAGTACAACCACCAGTTATTGAAGCTCCTGTGTTACTTTATCCAGCTCCTGTTCTACCATTAACACCACCATTTTTAAGTAATATAAATTTTAATACCAATATAACTAAAAAAACTCCTACTCCATACTCTTTCGAAGATGAGGAATCTTCTACCACTATTGATAGAACAACATCAGAGGATACAGCTGTAAAACAACAGTTATGTGATGATGAAGAAGATTGCGATACTTTAGGGTTTTAAATATTACCTAGAGAAGACTCTACTTTAAGATCATGCTTCATAGAATGGAATCTTTCATCAATATACTTTTGAAACGCTAGAGGTTTTATCCATTTATCATTAGTTGTATTAACATCCTCTTTACTATCAACTACCTGTAAAGCTTCAATTAAACAGCACCATCTAACTAACTCATCGAACTCCATAGTCTTAGTAGTACCATCTTTTAAATTAAAGGTATATTTTTTATCCATATATAATTATATTATAGTTCCGTTCCCGGCTTATATTCTGAAGTAATTTTTATATCTTCTTGTTTATCCTCTTTTTTAAGCTCAACATTTTGTTCAGTATATAAGGGTTGTGTAAGTAAAGTAGGAGTAGCAGAAAATTCTATTCTAAATTCATTATTGCATTGTTCACATACAAATGTTTCCTCTAAGTTATAAAATAAGTTAGTAGTATGAACATAATTACCACAAGGACAGGGTATTTTTGCCTCACTTAAACTTAAAAGCTGGTCTAGTTCTTGTTCAAAATCACTAGTAAGAGTTTGTACTTGGTTAATTTTAGAAGATCTATAGACAAAAGCTACTACAAACTGAATAACAAATGTAAGTGCAAACGTTTCCCAAAAACCTAATAAATTTTTTAAACCAAAACTAAAACCTAAGGATACTAATAAAGTAATTATAATAGACCTCAAAAGAGTCATATAGCTATTTTAGCTAAATCTTCTGGAATATCAAGTACTAATTCGTTTATCTTATCAATTTTATTGTTAATATTGTCTATTGCTCCTTTATTTATACCTTTATATGGTAACTCGGTTGGACCTTCTATAGGTTGATTCTTTATACGAGATAACATATTTCTTAATTCAGCTAAAGATACAAATACATTACCAAGCATTTCATTCATTTCATTAAAATCATAAGGTAGTATAGGTGGTGCTTTTTGTTGTCTTTCATCTTCTTTATATTTCATTTCTTGCCCACTGGTCGACATTTTATAATTTATAGGTGTGTCATCTTTGTTAACACTATAAGGAAATTCTGCTCCATTCATATAATTATTTATGCTAGAGAATAAATAATTTTATGACCAAATTCGAAAGACGATTTTTTAATAAATTAAGCCAAATAAATGAAGATGTTGAAGAGAGAGAAGCTTTCGAAGCTGAACTTGATGATAATACAGATGCTGGGGATTTTGATGTAGATATCGAGGTTGATGAGACTATTAACGATGATCCTAATGTTAAGGCAGCGCAAGCTGTTAATGAGCGAAATGAAGCAATGAAAGAGCAACTTAGAGAATGGATAGGTAGAATGGAAGACTTTTTAGATTATCTTAATGGTGAAGAAGCTGCCTCTATACAGCAGCAGTTAGCTAATGCCGAGCCTGATACTATCTTTGATAGAATGAAAGCTTCTGAACAACGTAAATTAGCTAGAGTAGCAACAGAGCTTGCTGGTGTTACAGAATCCTTTAAAGGTTATCTGG